ATCAACATATCTACGTGATACTTCATTCCATACAAGACCAACTTGGTGTTTAACCAACTGTCGTGCTACAAATACTGGTGCTTTAATTAGGAACTGTAGTGTTGTGTGACCAAACGGAGACCAATGGTCATGTTCTGCCAAATATTTAATTAATTTCTCATCGCCTTGGTCAAGGACTTCTTTCTTCTTAGCAAATGAAACCCTAGCTGCATTTACTACAGACAGGTCACTACCCATTTTATCTACTAATTCAATGTTCATTGTTTATCTCTCCATTATAATCCATTATGTAGCTTAGTATAGCGAATGCTACACCTAAACCTATTATACCCCACAATCCAAATTCAATCTCTACAAAGAGAATGTGATATAAGTATTCTAAACCATTCATACAGGCAATGTCGCTGGTCGTCCACCTTTTAACAGACAAACTTGAGCCGCCTCACTCTTAATCTTTTCTTTTAACGACTTGGTTATCATTCTACTAGCCGTTTCAACCTCAATGTTTTCGGTTTCACAGTATAGAATAATAGCATCCAAGTATGTAATTGGCTTCTTGTCTTTTACAACGCCTTCAATTATCAAACTAAACTCTTTACTATTCATGTCTACCTTTATATCATATTATTAAAATTATGTCAAGCGTGGATTGCTTCTGTTACGAGGTGCAATCCACAAAACCCTAAGCGACTAGGCCGCTAATGCAAAGTTATTATTGTTTGCGTTTAATTAGCATTTAAGGTTGCCACCTATTAGTCTCTTACAAATTTCTCAACACCTGTCGAATCCTATATCAGCCCCATCATAAGCACACTAGTAAATGTGTTTATGGTGGAGCTGGAGGGAATTGCACCCTCGTCCAGCATGTCTACCATATTTGTCGTCAACGACCAATTCTTTTTTATTCTGCTGTCTTTCTCGTTTTTTGGCAGCTCTTTTTAACCTTTTTTCCCATTTTCTTGAAAGACAATTTATCTGTTGGCGTTTTATAAGTTTATACCTTTACCATTAAACTCTGGATTAACAGTAGTGTTAAAACTCTTATATAAAATACACATCTCAGTACCGTCTGGTTTACTTATAGTCACCATCTGTTGTGTTGTAGTTGGTTTCATCCACATTGTAACAACAAATGCAATCTCACCATCTTCTTTACCATCTACTTTACCAAATGATACTGTAAGTGGTAACATACCTGCCTCTGCTACAAACTCTAACATAGGTTTAGTCTGACCACATATAATCGGTGCAGCTGAAGGCCAAAATTCATAATGGTCATCAGCAGTCGCACTGACTGAAAATAATGCTACAGCAATGGTACTAAACATTCCCATAATTATTCCTGATATGATTTTTTTCATTTAAGTCCCCTTTGTAAGAGAAAGGACTAGCTTGGCTTATTACCTGCTTTCTCTTCGTAATATTTATAAAAATACTTAATTGCTTCTTCTAATTTAGGCTCATATTCTGCCTTTTGTTTGACAAATGACTTACATGAACCATCTTCACCAGCTTGTAGAATTACAATCTGTTCAATCTTAGTGCCAAATAACTCTTCGTACATGTGGGCATAAGCAGTACATTGAATGTAATAGTTCTCATTCCATGAGTCTACACGTTCTTTGTTGGCAGTTTTAAAGTCAATTACTGACAATTTACCATTGTATTCTGCAATACAGTCCACTTGACCAGCAATGGTCAACTTCTTACTGTACATGATTTTCTCTAATGCATGAATATTATCAACTTGGTCAAGGTAAGGTTTTAACAACCTAAACATACCAAGTGGTAATACACCACGTTCACTAGGAGTTTCACCTTTTAAATATTGTTCTACTAGAGTGTGTACAGCAGTACCACGCCTAGCAGCTCGATTCATTTCCCACTTAGCGGCTTCTTCACCGACATTTCTACGCCATGCGTCTAAGCCTGGCTTCTTCTGTACACCAAGTACAGTAGTGATAGAGGGAAAATGGTTACCATCTACTTCATAGAAACGAAAACCATTTTGGTTCTTGCCTTTAGTAGTTGGGAAGACTGTATCGTCTAATTGTATAAAGTTTTTTGCTGTCATATTATATTCACCTTCAAGTTTGATTTCTTAATTATATTATATCATAGTATATGGTCAATGGCAAGGCTTATTTTGAAATTAAATGCCTTTTTTTGCATACATATCGTTTAACTCATCACGCTGTTGCTTAAGCGTTTCATCATTAAGACGTTTATACTCTCATGTAAGAGTTTTGGCTAAGTTCGTAGTCTCTACTACACGTCTAGTCCAACCTTTACCAAATGTTTCAAAGGTACTCAATTTTTCATAGTAACCTTGTCTTGCATTTTGAAAGTTAACGATTGACTTCTCAATACCATGTGCCTCTACATATTCTGCAACAGACTTCAAAGTATTAGGTCCAATGCCACCATCTGCAACAGTACCAATCATTGTTTGTAGATACTTAGCTGAACGACCTGGTCCTGCATTGACGCCAAAGTCAAATACACATAGGTCCAAACCTCCAGGTAAATCGTCACCTTTTACTTTGTCCCAATAGTTCTTCTTATAGATTGGTGCAACATCTTCAACTGTTAAGTCTTTCATGTTTTTTGCTCCACCCCATTCTTCATAAACTCTTTTAGTAACGCCTAGATTGGTTTCACCACCTGGGTCCTTAGGATGGTTTACGTAACCTCCTTCGTGGTGTAAAATAGTTTCTAAACATTTCTGATAGTTTGTATTCATTTAGTTTTACCTCTTGTTAATGATAGTATCTTATCAATCTGTGCCTTAATTATAGGTTGTCTATTCGGCCAATGAATGTATGGCTCTTCTGACTTTGATAAGTTGTAAAGAAAAGGTAATATTACCTTTTCAATTTCTTTGAACCTAGTTAACGTATCTTCGTCTGTAAGTTCTTTAGTTACACCGTCTTGTTCGGCAACTATCTGCATAATTTCAGACATCATAGATTTAATATCCCTAACGTCCTCTTTAATCTTTGCCGTTTCAATCGTTTGATTGTCAAGCACTGAGGGGTCTATGCTAGGTTGTGTTGAAGATTCAGGTGCTTTAGAAACTGGAGTAAAACCCCAATCATCTGCCGTATCAAACCCTCTCATATAATCTGGTATGTCTGCCATTACTTTATCCTTTTAGTTTTGCAACTCTTCTAGCTGCATGTTTCTTAATTACTGCCTGTGTTTTCACATCTTTGATACTAGGTTTACCATAACGTTGACCTAGATTACTAGTTGGGTGTGCCTCGGCAATTCGGGACATATTCTCTCCCCAACCTTGGTCGTTTTTAAACGAACCCATACCTTGAACACCACCTACTATATTTATAGCGGTAATCTGTTGTTTGATATGTGTATTCTTAGATAAAAACTTCTCTTTATCTGCAATAGACATCATGTCATCATAGACCTTACCGGTCTTAGTATTTTTAAATGTGTATGTTGGCATTATTATTTTGCAACCTTAAAGGGGTCTTTAACTTCAAAATGTTTAGCAAGAACCTCTAATTGGTCCTCGTACTCAGCAATAACTTTAATTTCTTTTTCAATCTCAGTTAGTACGTCTCCATGTTCTCCAATACCAGATGGTCTTTCCATTAATATTTCAACATTAATCTTATGTTTGTCGATATGACCTTGTGCATGTGATTTCACTGCCTCAATCAATTGTTCTCTATTATACGCCATGTTTTGTTTCTCCTATCATGTAGTTATTTATGTTTACCATGTTTGTACACCACCATTATAAAACTTTATAACAGGTAACTTCTTTAAACCATCACTATACCACTTTGGCATTACGCCTGGTGATTTCCATGAGGCAAAAGCACGTTTGTATTCAACATAATATTTTCTGTATGACCCTACAACATCACCTGGTATTTTACAATCGTCTGGCATAGCTGGTGTTGGGTCTGTAGGTAATTCGTTTAGCGAAATGTTTTTAGGTGGATACATTAATGCACCCTCTAGCAACTGTATTGTTTTATGGTCTTGTATGTGACCATAACGTAATTTGAATTCATCATTAAGAGCAATCATATGTTTGTATAACCAGTGATAATTGTATGCACTTGCCATTACCCACACTGTACTAGGATGTCCTGTGTGACATGCCTTGTATAAAGTCTCTTCTAGGTTTGGATTTGGGTGTAACCATCTTTTGATGTTACGACCTTTTTTAGTCTTGCCTGTGTACTGAGCGCCGTCAATCATTCTATGAGCGGTTGATAACATCTGTGCTGATTCTACAATCATCTTAACAACATGTTTGTCGATAAGCATTTTAGCTGCCACAATGGGGTCTTTATCTACGTAAAATATATTCATTAATGTGACGCCTTTCTAAAATAATCCATAACGTCATATTTCTTACAAAGTTTTTCTAGTACACCATACCAGAAGTTTTTAGACCAATCGGTAGTAGAAGTCCTGCATGTTTTCTCTGCATTACTTATTCTACGTGCCTGTAAAGGTGTTAAGTTTGCTGTTGCCATCATACGTTTTATATCCTCACTATGTATCATTATTATATACTATCCTATCATATACTGACCAATTTGGCAACCCTCGATTAAGGTTTATTTGATGTATCATTCCAGTCCATTATCTGGTCTGCTTTAATACGTATTTCGTCTGGATCCAGACCTAGGGCTTTGATTTCTTTATTGCCCATTTTCTTAAAAAAGTCTTCATAGTCTCTATTTGTTAGACTTCTAGCACCTAGTTTTTTAAAAAAATCTCTATAAACTTTTTGTTCACGTCTGAGATTTCCCGCTCTAGTTTTTGCCGATAAATTTTGTTTCTTGGTTTTACTAATTTCTTTTTTGAGTTCGCCTTCTTTGTCTGCTTTTTCTTCGGCGATAATGTGTTCTTTTTCATGCCTTCTAGTCCTCATAGATATGTTAGCCGCTATTAACAGTAATACTGCCAATGGGTCGAATACAAATATTAATGTTATGATAACCCAACGTACTGCTTTATCAAAGTGGTCTTTTGCTTCATCACCATATATTAACTCTGCAATATATTTAATAGGTCCTACTTCTGCCTCTATCTTATCTTGGGCTAGTTGTAATGCACCTTTCTTTTCACTCAATTCTGATATCTTATCACTTGCCTCGTTAATGGCAAGCGTTAAAGTTTCTCGTTCAGGTTTTTGCTTTTCTCTTTCTTTAAGACCTCTAGTGACATATTCCATGTCAAGGTATTTCTCTAACGTAAGGTCTAGTAGAGTTAATGTCTTTTGTGACCTGTCAATAATCTTATTTTGTGAAGAAATCTGATTGTCAATTAACTCAATCTTAATGGTGTTACCAGATTGTGGTTGTACTTGGTCTAGGTGCGCCTTTGATAAGAAACCAAAGATACCCATTGATGTAACAAATACAAGTACGATTACTGCGATTGTTAGATAAGCACGTATAGACGCTGGTACAAGTTTATTGTTCCAGTTATCATATAACCATGAAGCTGCAACAAGTTTACCAACTTCAAGTACAGTACCCATTGCAATAATAGGTATAACTGCACCAGCGAATAAAGTGGCCAATCCCATAATAGAATAACCAGCGGCTATTACAGATATAGAAATGGCACTTAGAAATGTAATGATTATTTTTAACATGGTACTATTTATCTATAATCCTTACGTATCTTTTTGATTATAGACTTAACCTTATCAAAATAGTTTTTATCTGTGGCATAAGCGTCTAACGTAAATACCAATTTAAATGGGTCATCTATACCAATAGTATCTCTCATCTCTTGGTAAGATGTAAAAGCAGAACCATCATTTAGTATGTTCATGTAATGTTGTACACTATCACACTCATGTTGGTAAACTTTTACACCCCATTTTTTAGGTTTATTTGATGGTAGCATATGAGGCTCTCGTAAGTCATATGTTCTAATACCAAATAAGTTCTTGCCTTCTCTGGCAAACCTAGATGTACCCCAGCCACTCTCTAAAGCCGCCTGTGCTAACAATAGTTCTGAGTTTACTGGTAATATATCTGTCGTGGTCTTGCTTATGTACACTATGCAACCTTCAACACTCTCTAAGAATGATTGGTTACTATTGTGTTCAAAGTCTGGTCTTGTAATCAATAGTTTTTCTACATCAACTATCGGTTCAACTTCTTCAACAACTTTTTCTACAGTAATTGTGTCTGTGCCTGCCGGTATTGGAGGAGCATATGATACCCAACCAATCAATGCAAACACGGCTATGACACCACTAACTGTAAAGAATTTCTGAAAACCCTCTTTTATATTCCGTAATGTTTTTGACATTAAAGCCTCCTTATGGTAAAATTGGTGTAAGTCTTGTATTAGGTTTCCCTATTGTACGCCTTACTTTCATCTTATTCATACTGATATGCTTCTTACGAGCAATATAGTCGTAACCGCCATAGACATTGCCTTCTTCATCTGAAAATTCAGGAAGTTTCTTTTGAAAGAACATCAAATCAGGTTGAATTTTCTCAATCTTTTTGAATATCTTTTCGGCTTGTTTGTCTGTGAAGTTATCATAAACATCTTTTGCCCACTCGCCTGAATAATACAGTAGTTGTTGGTCATCTGACTTTATGAAGTTCTTTAACATATCAGGCACTTTGCCGATAATGTTTTTTAGGTGATGGTCTAACTCTTTGGTTTTTCGCTTACTCATTATATAATCCTCCCAAGGATATTGTTGTTATAAATCTGCAATTTTGAATTTACTGATTACGTTCTTAGTCGGGATAACTGTTGTGCCACCTCCGTCTGCCAACTCACCAGCGTCATCATAATTGTAGTCTGACATCAAAACATGAACCTTAGCGTCTTGCTTCACCAACCAACCGGTTGATACACATACAGCAGGTTTCATTCTTTGAATTTCTTTCATTTCATGCCATCCAGCACTTGACTGAATGTCCTCCCAATATACCAAATAAAAATCATATAAGAATGGTATTTCAGGAACGTCATCTTTGAATTTTTTACTAATCTTTTTTTTAGTTTTTAATTTGGCCATATTTGCTTGTGTTTCTACGAACACTCCTTATCTGTGATTGTTGTATCTTTCAATAGTGAACACTTATATTTACTATCGGCCTTTAACCTTAATTGAGCAGCCAAACTATCTAATATGTTTGGTAAGTTCTTTTCTAAGGTCATAGTCATCTCTAAAGCAAAAGCATGGAAGATTTTAGCCATCTCTGCCTCTAGTACAGAAGTATCAACTTTGTTACCTTGGACTGTTTGTGTTATAACATGTCCTATCACAGCTGTATTATACTCATCTGCTTTAACGCAACTAACCATACCCCATGATAAGAGGTAAGTTGTAAAAAAGAGTATTATCAGTTTTTTCATCATATGTCCTTTCTTATTATTTATAGGTATATTATACTATAACCAACGAGAAAAGGCAAGCACTTATTCACTGTTTTTATGCTTTTTTTTAGTGAAAAGGTGCTTATTTAAAGGGAATGTAGTCTTTTGTTCTTATTATGTTCTATTAAACAGGATAAGATGGACCTTTTACTTCTACTTTAGTAAAATTGTCGTCCCAGCCAAAGGCTTCTTTAACAACACTATCAGATAGACCTTTATATTTCTTATTCAGAATTTTGTCCTTAGCATTTAGAAGTACGTTTGCTTCATCAATGTGTAATCCTTCTAGGATTTGTAAGAACATCTTTTCTTTATTGATTTTAGGTGTCTCTGTGTCGGCGCCTTTGATAAAATGCCATAGTTTCTTAGATTCACTACGTAACATAGAATGTTCAGTACCGATTGGCACTTCATTTGGCATAAATGGTGGTGTACCTTTTGGTAACTCCCACTCAATTTTAGGGTCAAATGCAGCTTTAAGAACCATACGTAAATGAGGACTATCGTTCTCTTTTAGTACAGCAATCTTTTTAGGTTTATCTTTTGCGTTGTTTACTTTTGTTAGAATTTCACTAAGCAAAGGTTCACTTGAACCTGCTGTTGATTGCATAGCTTTCATAGCCGCTGGGCTAATTAAATTTGGGTTTTGTGTAACCATGATTATATCTCCAATTTGATTATATTATTCATTACTAGTATTTATACAGTTTGGTACTCGCTGGTTACGTCTGTAACTGTCATAGGACCGTTGATTTCGTAATGACTATCAGTTGGACCGTAACCCCAAAAGTCCCAACTTGAATTTTCTTCGTACTTTTCATCAAGTTCACTATCAGTGATATTGTCTAAATTATCCCAATCCACGGAACACTGGTCTATACACTCAGCTTCTTCCATTTCATAGTTGTCACTGTTAAAGTAACCTTTTTCACTGTCCGATTTTAATTCATCTTTAAGTTTTACTATGTCTGTACTATCAGGCATTTGGACAATAACATATCCCCATCTGTACATAGTGTCTTCTTCAAATGAAATTGGTGTGAAAACTTGATTTGTTTCGGACTCCATACTTGTGTATTGGTGAAACGTTTTCTTATATGCATTATGTATTTTAAAATACTTCATACTTACTCTTTCATGTTAAAGGTGTTAATGATAGAGGCGGAGAAAGAAAGGTAACTCCGCCTCTAAATTCTAGTTAACTAGATTATGCTGTAGCAGCGTAACCTTGTTTACCAAATAAAGCAGTTTGTCCAGCTGCGATAACAGCTTTTGACGGACTTCCTACTCTGTAAGATACGCCAGCTGATGTTCTATTTTCATAAATCATCATACCTTCGTTTCTTAGTTTACCAACCATTTGTGCTGGTGACCTTAGGTCAAATTTAGCTCTTAGAGTTTTCCAAGTTACTGAATTACCTTTTGTAAGCAAGTTTCTTACCTGCACTGTTTTTGTTGCTTTAGCCATAACATT